CGTGTCACCGTTTCCCTGAACACGCTAATACCGTTATCTACAGACCCGTTAATGATAATATAATCTGCATCTATAGACTCCAGAACCACTTTAGCTATTGTGGTTTTGCCTGTACCTGCGGGCCCAGAAAGAAGGAGGTTAGGTACCTCCCCCTTTTTGATAAATTCCCGAAACATGTCTTTGATCTTTTCGGGCAACACAACATCGTCGATATTGTGAGGACGATATTTTTGCGCCCAAATAAATTCTTCACTGTTATCCATAATATAAATTCCTCAATTATTGAGATAGATAGGCCACAATTCGATTACGCAAGATGCCTACACTCGCCATTTCTGCACCACTAAATGCGCCCCGCTTAGCACACAAATCGATAATCTCAGCACACATTTTAATGTCTTCGACTGTCAGATTAACTTTCTCTTGGGGCTCTTCGGTTGCTTCTAATTCTTCGCCCAAGTCCATTTCTAGTTGTTCTTCTGCATTATCTTCCATATTATTCGCCTTTCTTAAATTTTGAAGAATTGGTTTCGACTGCTACATAATATGTAACTTCGTCTGATTCGAATTTTGAGATACCCTTAGAACTGATACTAACGACGTAATCTTTAGGTAGTAGTTTAAGGTTATCTCGCTTGAATACGAAAATAAACTCGTCATTGGTCTCACCGACTTCTACATCGTAGCTGTCTTTATTGCCTCGTTCAGTGTCTACAGAACGAATATAAACTTTTCCATTTTCGCCAACAAATGCAATTTCCGGCAATCCAAGAACACCTGCGGCTTTAATAACCGAGTCCAACTCGGCCCACGTAACAGAAGCTTCCGCATCAGGTGTTGGGATGTTGAGGTCTTTTTCTGGCGGTGTGATGATCATCGACTTGTCTGCATACATAAAATGCGTTTTCTTCCTGTTTTCGACGATATCAAATCCAAATTCACCAAACTGAACATCAGGATCTTCGAAAATGGACAATACAGACAAAAACTTAGAAAGATCGTAGATCCTAGCCTCTGCCGGGAATTCTTCTTCCGATTTTGCCGAAGCCATCACCGACTTGATAGGGTTAATTGTTCGAATAACATTACCGGGCTTAATTTCCACGGATTGGTTAATGTTCGAAAAGTTTTTGAGAATGTCTATCAGATTATCATTAAATTTCATTATATATCACTTCCTTTTAGGCTTGTTTCTAGGTTTAATTTTTTGTTGGTTGTAATGCTTCTGGTTCGATTCTTTCGACGACGTTGGTGAAGCACCGAGAGAAGCTATTGCTGACATCGAACCTCTATACTGGTAAGAACCGACATGGGTCATTTGCATCCAAGGACACAGCCACACTTTCATGCCTAAATTCCTTACTTTCCTGCAGAAAAAGTAATCTTCGGACAAGTAACGGTTCGATTCTGGGTCTATTTCGCAGTGGAAATATGCCATTATTTGATTTGTACCGTCGAAATGTTCGGTACGAGTATGATCAGGCGTATACAAATACTCTGGATACGCTTCCTTATACTTAACAAAAGTCTCACGCGGAATCAACATAAAACCTGTCCCTGTCTCAGAAACTTCCACAGGTTCGTCTATTTTGAAAGACGTAACATCATTGGCTACGTTAAAAACATAGTCAGCAGCGTAGTGTTCTAGATGAAATGGATTCTCCGCTTTGCCTTGCTCTACAGCTTGTTTGACCTTTTCCCAAGCTATGGTCTTTTTGGCATAAGGGCCCGCAACCACGTTATATTTGTCGGGGTCTGATGTTTGTATCGTCAACAAAGACAGCACATCTTTTGGGTCGAATCCTATATCCGCGTCAACAAATACCATATGCGTACAGTCTGACCTGAGGAATTCGTCAACACAATAGTTACGAGCTCTTTGAATAAGGCTTTCGTTGAACAAGTAATAGAATCTCAATTCAATGCCATATTTAGCACATAATGTTGCTAAATCATTTGTGGCCTTAGTAAAAAGACCAGATGCATTTCCGCCATAACAGGGAGTCGCAAAGAAAATTTTATTCTTACGTAACTCCTCTGTAGTCGTTTTAATCTCCATAATCACTCCTTAAAATTATCAGCTCTATCTAGCTGGTTTTTCATCCACTTAGCACATTCCTTGGCGGTAAGAGCATCTTCGTTAGTGGAGATAAGCCTGTCGTCTTCGCCTATACCCCTAACTACAGAAGCACACAACATCATAGAACTAGCCATTATCATACAAACCTGATGTAAGCCCGAACCGTCGTCACCATCGTCATAGTCTTTACCTCTTTCGAAGTCCGCTATATGACGACTTAGACTGTCTATCATTTGTTGCCAAGGAAGTCCCTTTTCCCAATTTCTGTCGCTATATTTACTAGCACCGTACTCTAAAGAAGCAGCAGCCGCAGCTAAGGCCTCTAAAGGTATTTGACGAAAATAGGGTAGTCCGAGGGCTTCTCTTTCGGCCCCCGTCTTTGTACTGTTGTATTTATTGTCTTTCAATATGTCCTCATCCAAAAAAGCTATCTAACGTGTAAGTTTTTTCTGTGCTCCAGCCGACCGCATCCAAAGTGTTCTTTAGCGGTTTCAGAAACACCTTTTCAAATTGCAATTCGTAATCTATATAATTGTCTAGTCCCATTTCTTTAGGGAGGTATGTCGGAAAAGAAATAACATTCTCACGCACAGGGTTAGGAAGTTTGAGGTAGACAAACTTGACTTTATCGCCAGAAGATATGGTCTCTATCTTATTGTCTAACCCTTTACGTTTTATAAAATCATTATACAGAATACAACCCCTATAATGGATAGGAGTGCCTTTTTTGTACAGAGATGTAGAATCCATAAACTTTTCTATCTCATCAGTGCCTGTATTTTTCCCTATATCTTCTGGTGCCAATTTCATAAATTCTTGCTTAAAATCGGCAATGAATTCTTGAATGTCTTCTTCTGTTTTGGTCATAATAACCGAAAACGCCTCTTTAAGTTTATTCCTGCATATCTCCGGTGTAGATGACCTGACAGACTCTAGACCGGTCACCGACACTTTAGGTGTAGCGTAATGGACACCTTCGCTATTCAGCGTATTTAGAACATATTTCTTTTTCGCAACAAAAACAGCACGATCATTAATCTTTTCTCGTTTCATGACCATTTTGTTCTCATATGCACCCATATACTTTGCCATTTCTTCGTAGGCTGCATCGATAACGGGTTCTATTTTCTCTTTAGACACTTTATCTAAGAACGCTTCGCCTTGCTCTTTTGAGATGTCCGAAGTACCGAACACCTTAATGATAAGAGGTTCGAAATTCATATAGCAACTATCAGTGTCAATATACGCGCCGTAATCAACATCTTTTGTGCCCATTATCTTATTCATATATTTGTTAAGTGCTTGTTCCGCATACCTAACAGCCATCTGACCAGAAGTCGTAATTGCTTCTGCCATTTTGCCGATATAATAGATAAAGTATTTGTTAGCTGTGGCACCATAAAGTGCGTTCATCATTTCAGTTTTGAGGGCGTAACACCTCTTCCATTATTTCTAATGTTGTCGGACTATATCATCAACCACGTGGGTTGTAGTGCGCTTCGAGTGTCCATATACTTGACACCCTACTCCTTACGGATAGTCTCTGAACCTTCCCCGTAGGGCTTGGCTGCTGATTGGCGTATGTTTATCAACACTTAGCTTTCCAGCAATTCACACTATTATTCAAAATGCGTCGCCGCATTAGGCTCCATGAACTCTAGAGATTTTAATAGCCATTTGTGTGTTATGTAACTGAGTTACTTTCGCCTTCGTTTCTTCGCGAAGTTCTTCCAGCTCTTCGATACTCATTTGTTCTAAATTATTCATCCCATCGTATCTCCTTTTCATTATGTTTGTCTAGTTTAAAATCTTTAAGGGGAATCGCCTCAAAATATATCACATCAGAAAGATATTTTCCTTCGTATTTCTTTCTAAACTCAAATTTTTCTTTGGAATTATTAAAATGTGGCTTTTTAATTATAACACGGTGATCATCTATGTAAATACCTTTACCCCATAAATAAGAGTAAAACGCTTTCTTGTTTGTGAAAATGTTATTATCTACCACGTAAATAACTGTGTCATTTGTAGACCTACTACTTCCGGGCCCGTGTATTGTTTTGTCCACTTCAAACACCTTTATGCACCGGTTATTTGCTAAATCCGTAACATTGTGCATGGAATTGGCTATGTCGAATCCGGGGTTATTTTCTTTCAAACAGGATCTTCCTCTAACCCACGGATATTTTATATCTTTCTCGTGTAATCTTCTTTTTTCGCCCGTTTCTTCGTTTTCGCACCATATTAATTCTTTCAAGTAAGATTTATCACCTTCGATAATGTACCCTCTTGAAAAACCTTTCGGTATTTTATCTTCTTTAACGAATTTCTGTTCTTTACCATCTGTTACCCACACACGATTTCTTCGATCCATCGACATCTTGTGTTTTGTTTTTTCTGTGTGGGTAGTCCCGGTTCTGTAATAGACCATGTCGTCAGTCATATCATCTTTATGTACTCTAAATCTATTCTTTTCTGGATCGTTTTTTAAGTAAACTACTAACGTATCTTTCATATTGTTTGATATGCGTGCTTTCTCCTCGGGCGTTCTTCGTATACCGGTATTATTTTCAGATATTAGATCAGCTATATTTTCTCTCAATTCAGCATAAAGTTTACTTGCAGACCCACTACCATGTAAACTTTTCATCATATTAGCCGAATAAACAATGGATTTGATATGCGGAAATGCCTTGTATAACATCATATGCGCTATGAAATGTTGCCTATTAGTCATTTTAACACAATTCCACCTATGCCTTCTGAGATTTGAAAATTCTGGCCAACAACCCTTCCCTTTAGGCAATATATGATGTCTAGCATCATATTCACATAAATCCTCCTTCAAAATGGCTTCAATGAAATTTATATACCTATTGATGTGATGCTTGTTGCCGTCGCGTTTAAATAATTCTTCTCTATACATTATACATGTTCCTTAAGCTCCGTATAGAGTATTTATAAGTTTACACTCCTCTTTTCCAACTCGTTGTTTATATCCTCTAGTTGCTTTTCGTATTCGATCATTTCTTTCTTAACAGCAGAACGCCTAGCATAATATTCCTCAATAATCCTCGGAATAACGCCTCTTTTCTTATTAGAAAACTTAGCGCCGTTTGCAGCTACAGAGTATTCATCGCCATGATTGTTTTGGTACTTACCGGCGAGTACCATATCGGCATCTACGATATCAATATCCCCTCGGATGTATGTTTCTGGAGACATGTTGTATTGCATCATGATGTGAGGATATAGTGAGTTCAAATCGTAAGATACAATCCAACGCTTCATGCCAGGCACAGGGTCTTTAACATATCCGCCTACCAATTCGCCGAATTCGTCTGTAGCGCCTCTCTT